AATACCCTCGTTGGTACAATGAATGGTATGAAAGTATATGTTGATCCTTACTATGCAATCGCCGCTGGACAAGTATATGTTGTTGGTTATAAGGGAACAAATCCTTATGATGCTGGCATGTTCTATTGTCCGTACGTCCCACTAGAAATGGTTCGTGCTATGGGTGAAAATACATTCCAACCGAAGATTGGTTTCAAGACTCGGTATGGTATTGTTGACAATCCATACGTTACTGCTGATCAAGCTGGTACGTCTACATCTACTGGTAATCAGTATTACAGAAAAGTTAAAGTTACAAACTTAATGTAATTCTAGTTTTACCTTAAAATGGGGACCTTCGGGTCCCCATTTTTTTTTGCTCTAAATCCACCTTTATCCTTGACCCGCTTTTGTTTTTGTGGTATAATAATCTTGTCGGAGGGACGGAGAAAGATAGTAATAAGAATTAGGAATATACCTTAAGATTACTTACTAGACCCAACTTAGATAAGCCATAAATTAAATAATAAGTTAAGTCTATTTCATGTTTCTTTATTCCGTGTTTAACTGACCTTGGTATTTTATGATGATTAGAATGCCAACCTTCACCAAATGTTAGTATAGCTATTATATAATTATTCTTAGATAAATCACTAGTTCTATAATTAGTATAACCCCATTTATGACAAACTGAATTAACACACCAAGTAGCATGGTAAACTAATACCAATCTCACAAAGATTCCCCATACAACCCAAGAGATACCACCTATCAAATAAAATACAATTCCAAGAGCTATTTGGATATGAATAAAATACTTATCTAAGAATTGATAAAATTTGTCTTTATTAATATCTCGCGTAAATTTTCTTAATCTGGTTGAATTATCAAACTGGTGTCTATTATAAAACATCCAACCCATATGAGCCCATAAAAAACCTGCTTGAATATTATGTGGGTCATTTAATGTATCAGAATTGTCGTGGTGCATCCTGTGTTGAGCTACCCATTTTAAGGGACCGTTTTGACAAGCAAGTGTTCCACAGAATATTATAAAGTAATCTAACCATTTTGGCATTATCATACCTCTATGAGTTAAATATCTATGAAATCCAAAACAGACTCCAACAGATGCAGTTAACCAATACATGAATACGAATAAACCAACTGCTGACCAAGAGAATGTAGATGGAAGAAATGCTAGAAGGGCTCCAAGATGGAGAAAGATAAACCATGCTATAACTTGTTTGTTCAATTTCATAGATGTTCCTTGTAAAGTATTATAAATATAGATATGATACATTATTTATACATAGAATAAAAGGAAAAACTTTATGGCTATTCGTAACCAACCAATTAATCTTAATCAACTCAATGTAGTATCCTTTGAAACGAACTTCTTGAGAATGCCGAATATTAACTATTTTTGTCAGCGAGTGAATCTTCCCGGAATATCATTAGCTAATACTATTCAATCTACACCATTTGCTAATATTCCAATAGAAGGTGATGTATTAGAGTTTGAAGATTTGAATATAACATTTATTGTTGATGAGGATTTAAAAAATTACCTAGAGTTGTATAATTGGTTAATTGCATTGGGTTTTCCAGAGAGATATGCACAGTATGATAATGAAGCAGGAAAAGCTATTAAATCTGATTGTAATATTATTATACACACCAATAAATCCAACCCAAATTATAGTATAGTATTTAAAGATGTATTTCCTGTATCACTAGGGGTAGTCAATTTTGATACAAATAATACTGATTTAGAACCCGTTGTCGTAGATGCAACTTTTAAGTATACAGGCATTTTTGATGTGAATAAACTAGTCTAACATCTTCCTTGTATAAACCCTTTAAATTTGTTATAATTAGTATATGAAATTAAATGATTTAAAAGAAATGTGTCAAAAAGATACGAAGATTGATAGCACGGATTTGGATGGTTATAGCATTTCCATCCCAGAGCTAGCTAACAAGTATCACCAATTAAGGCACGAAGAAAAAAATACTTTAAGATTTCTTGAGAGACAATATAAAAGTATTAAGTTATCACGTTGGTTATATTATTCTGGTAAAGCAAATGAAAATGAGTATGAGGACAAGCCATTTGATTTAAAGGTTCTTAAAACTGATATGGATATGTTTTTAGATGCCGATACACAGATTATGGATATTAAAGATAAAATAGATGAACAAGAAGAAAAAATTAAGTTGATTGAAGAAACAGCTAAAATTATACAGAATGCTTCATTTAATATTAGTAATACGATTAAGTGGAAGAAATTTTTGAGTGGGGATTTAACGTGATTGTTGTTGGAAAACTCAACGAAACCTTTTTGCAATTATCTTGTGAGCGGCATATTGCATATGAGTTAAATGAATACTTTTCATTTACAGTACCTAATGCTCAATTCCATCCAAAAGTTAAAGCAAAGATGTGGGATGGAAAGATAAGATTGTTTAACATACAAACTGGACAAATGTATTATGGACTGCTTCCGTATCTGAAAGAATGGGCTGAGAAACATTCGTATCAATTACAGACCGACATTGTAGAGGCCAGACATTTAAAAGAAGGTGATATAGAAAAGATTAAAGAGTTCTTTGATTCTCTTAATTTGCATTGTAAAGGCAAAAAGATTACACCGAGAGATTATCAGATAGCTTCGTTTATGGAATGTGTCAAGACGGATAGAACATTATTATTATCACCGACTTCATCTGGAAAGAGTCTGGTTATCTATTCTTTAATAAGATGGTATCAGAGATTTCTTGATGGTGATAAGATGTTGATAGTTGTCCCTACAACCAATCTTGTTACACAAATGTATGGTGATTTTGCTGACTATAGTTCCCATGATAAATGGGATGTAGATAAATATTGTCATAAGATATATTCTGGTAAGGACAAGTTTTCAGACAACCAGATATACATAAGCACTTGGCAGAGTTTATATAGATTATCTAAAAAATACTTTGAACAATTCTCTATGATAGTGGGTGATGAAGCACACTTGGCAACAGCAAATTCATTGAAAGGAATTGTAGAGAAAGCTACTTTATGTAGATATAGATTTGGCACTACTGGTACACTTAAAGATAGTAAGTGTAATAAATTGATGTTGGAAGGATTGTTTGGTAAAACTTATCAGGCCGTTACTTCTAAAGAGTTGATGGATGATAAACATATTTCCAAACTAAATATACAATGTTTGCAATTAGAGTATCCTGAAGTAGAACGACAGATTATGAAGAAGGCTACATATAAAGAAGAAATAGACTTTATTGTATTACATAAGAAAAGAAATAATTTTATTTGTAATTTGGCTTTGGAACAAAAAGGTAATACATTAATACTTTTTAATTATGTAGAGAAGCACGGAAAAGTTTTAGAAAAAATGTTGTTGGATAAAAAATCCAAAAGACAAATCTTTTTTATAGCTGGTGAGACAGATGTTGAACAAAGAGAAGCAATTAGGAAAGCAACAGAGGAAGAAAAGAACGCAATTATTGTTGCAAGTTCTGGTGTGTTGTCAACGGGTGTAAATATAAAGAATCTACAATATTTAATCTTTGCACACCCGTACAAAGCAAAAGTTAGAAATCTTCAATCTATTGGTAGAGTTTTAAGATTGGATGATAAAGATAATCGAGCAGTATTATATGATATTATAGATGATTTACATTGGAAGAAGCGTGAGAATTACGGATTGAAACATTGGAAAGAACGGTTGAACATTTATTTGAAAGAAAAGTTTGACTACAATTATAACCTAATACCATTATAAGGATGTGAAAATGAGCAAAAGTAGGAAAAAGTTTGTGAAAGATAGATTTGAGAAAAAAAAGATGATAGCATTTAAAAATAAAAATAAAAAAATTATAGAGGAAGAGGACTATGAAGAAGAAATTGACTTGCGATCGTTGCAAGAAAAAGACGGAACAGGAAAAGACCTCTGAGGGATTTGCAGGTAAAATATATTATGAAGATTTTACTTGTAGTGTATGTGGTTGTATAAATTTATTTAAAAAAAAGAAACTACCAAAACATGAAACAATATATTTTGTTAGTTCTTCTTGCCCATACTAAAAGGAATATAAAATGAAAGTTAATGTGATTAATAAAAGTGAAAATCCATTACCAAAATATGCAAAGTCTGGTGATGCTGGTATGGATATATGTAGTAATGAAAAGATGAGAATACCACCTTTTAACTGGAAGCTTATATCAACAGGAATATATTTAGAGATACCTGAAGGATATGAAGTACAAGTTCGATCAAGGTCGGGACTGGCCTATAAGTGGGGTCTTACAGTTATGAATAGTCCCGGGACGATTGATTCTGGTTATCGTGGTGAAGTAAAAGTTATATTGAAGAATCACGACCACCGCACATATGAACTTAAAAAGGGTGAGAGAATAGCACAGTTGGTTATGGCTCCAGTAGTTACAGCAGAACTTGAAGAAATAACCGAACTAACTAATACAGAACGAGGTGATGGTGGATTTGGGAGTACAGGGAAATGACAGACAAGAAAAAGCACTATGTGGATAATGAGAAATTTTTTCTGGAAATGAAAAAATGGAAACAAAGATTGAATGATGCAAGAGAAGTTGAAGATCCTGACCCTCCTGTATCAGAATATATTGGTGAATGTTTTTTGAAAATATCAGAAAATCTAGCCTGGCGTCCTAACTTCATTAATTATACATTTAGAGATGATTTAGTTTCTGATGGTATTGAGAACTGTTTATTATATGCTCATAATTTCAATCCAGATAAATCCAAGAATCCTTTTTCTTATTTTACACAAATTATACATCATGCATATGTTAGACGAATTACAAAAGAAAAGAAACAGATGCATATAAAGTATCGTATTATAGAGAATGAAAGAATTGTAGAACAATTAAGAGATACTAAAGAAGATAAACATAATAAGCCATTGGT